GCACGATGCAGAAGTCTACACTAATGGCTGAGGCTTTGGTGTATGAGATGCTAAAGTCCCGCAGCATGAGTGAGTTCATCATCAGGAGCTCAAATGTGTTGGGAAAGATCCGTTGTCGCAGCCATCAACATAAATTCAAAAAGTGGATCATTCGCTACACGACTGCATGGAAGCGGTTGAGCGGTGATTGGAACACAAGCGTCGGCAACACTATTATCTCCATGATAATCGTGTATGTGGCAATCAGTGAATTGCCAAAGCATCTACGCCCTAATAAGGTCAGAGCCCTCTTCATGGGTGATGATTACTGGGCATTGTACGGGTTCCGGAAGAACCTGCCTGAGCCGCAAGACTTAGGTGATGCTCTGACGCATTACGAGAGTTCCATGGGAATCACACCCACGAGGGGGATCTTTGTCGATCCCTTCGCCACCACTTTTATATCTTTGGGTGTATGGCCCCGACGGAATGGTGCTATACAATTCGTGCCCCAGCCCGGGAAACAGCTGAGAAAATTGTTTTGGACTGTCAAGAGATGCAACCCGGCGCAAGCCGCTGCAGTGGCAAACGGAATTGCCATATCTTTCTGGCCAGTCTACCATGGTTTCCCGTTTATGATGCGGTTCTTGAAACTGCATTACCGGCCCGGTTGTGCAGCAACCCGTTGGGATCATTACTTCTGCGAACAATTGTCCCCCGCCTCACGTGATGTTGATTGGGTTGCGGGGACGATGCTGCGGTATGGAGTCCCACACGTGGCCTTTACTTTTGAACTTCCGAAGATCAAAGCTGGAGTTCTGGCCCACCCACTTGTCGATTATATGCTAGAGATTGAGTCGCTTGACCCGATCCAGCGGAAACAATGCTTGATCAAGCCCACAGAGTAGCGTTATTGAGCGTTATAGGAAGGCTTCCGTTCCCAAAAGCAAAGCAATTCGATGGTGAAACGATCACAGAAACCGAAACCGCAACCAAAGTCCGCAAAGTCTCGGCGACGTAAAGCAACCAAGCGAACACGTCTGCCGTTAACGAGGCGCGCAAGGTCGCAAGTTGGGACAATGTTAGGAAAGGCTAAGCTTGGTCAGCTGGCCAAGGTTGTGACGTTGCCGGCTGAGATGGAGCCAATCCGTTTTCCGAGCCCCACCATGGGGACGGATCAGACTGCGCTGTTTCATCTCACCACCACCGGCATGTTTGAGTTCAATGGTAATCTCGATCCTGCTAGCATGACTTTCACCTTGACTGGTTCGCCGATCTCACCTGTCTGGGGCAATTACACAACAACTGCCCCTCGTACCTATACATGGGAGATTGGCTATCCAACCACAAAGGCGAAGTTGTACTCGGTGACAGATGGGAACTCGCAACCATGTTTTCCAGCTAGGTACAATGACACTTATTGGATCTATGTCCCTGCTGGCTTGGCTGTTACAATGCATGCAGCCAATTTCAGCGGGGCAGGCACGGCCAATGTGTCCGCCCAAATCATGGGTGTCATTGGTGATATCAATGATGCGGAGGCATTTGTTGTGACCATTGGAGCTGGCGGGACAGGGTCACTTGCCGTGGCCGCTGAAACCAACTCCTATTGGATCAACATTGTCAGTGCCACATCAACCGTGTTGGCATCAGGTGCAACTATAACGATTGAAGCTGCTGCTGCGAGCAACGGCTTCTGGCCTGTGGTCACTTGTCCATCAATATCTGCGGTTTCACCAGCCATGTCTAACATGCGGGTGAACTGCAGTGCGTTGTTGTTGACGAATGTATCGAAGGCCTTGTACAAGAACGGCGCCGTCACTGCTGCAAGGATTGTTGGTCGTGATACCAACATATTCACAGATATCCTTGTGGCAGACAAGATCACAACAGCCAATGAGCGCTTGCGGTATTCTGGCGAGGCATCAAGGGGTTGTTATACCTTCTACTTGCCTACTCAGGAAACCCTTTCGTTCTCAGACTATGTTGGTGTTTACCGTCCCACGTTTGCTGACGGTGGCCCACTTGTACCAATCGTTTACGATTTGATGGATTTTGCACATGTCAATGCAGTGGCATTCTCCGTTGATGCAACTAACGGCTTTAACTTGAAGTTTCG